TTTTAATTGCAGCACCCGTGCCAGCGCCATTGTAACCTATTACGGTGGCGCACCGTATACCTCCCTGACTGGAAACAGCTCTTGGGATTCAACGCACGATAAATCGTGCTGCGAGCCACTTCGGCGTCATAGGTCCTAGCATTCATAGCCAGGATCTGGTCAGCCAAAGAGGTGGAGCTCTCATGTCGTTTTGGAACGAACAAGCATCCTTGCGGTGCCTGCTCGCCCCAGCGGTAGAGGAGCTCCTCCCAATCAGTTGAACTGCCTCGGCGAACCGAGGTTTCGACAAACGGAGACCTAATCTCTTCCCTTTGGAGGTGCTTGTTATAGCGCCTCTTTAGGCTCAGAGAACGGTTTTTGTTTGCCGTGTGTTCTCCAGGTCGCACAAACGCAATACCGCCAAACTGGGCAGTTTGGCTGTAAGGAACCCGGACCCGTTTCAGGATCTCGGTTTCTATAATTTGTGCGGTTGCATAGTATCCTTTGGCATACAGCGCATTGCTGTACGCCACGTAGGACGCTAGTGTTTCAGGTGAGGAAGGATGATGCCACACACTACTAAATTTAGTAGGGGTAACGTCGACGCCTTTAAAAGCGTCGACACCACAGGACTCCCGAAAGGAGCCTGCTGTGCAGCACTTTGCCTCGTTGAACAGAAGTCCAAACTTTGGCAAGTACTGTCTTATCGTAGCATGATCTCCGCTACGACAGATGATATCATCCCCGTACACGTAAACCAACGATGCCGCCATTTCTAGCGACATCTTACGTGTATGAATAATACTCGAAACCGCTAAACTCCAAAAGACGAGAGCCTCGACAGGAAAGCATAATGCTGATCCCATCGGAGCAAACTTCTTCAAGTAGTGTAGCGTGCCGTCGGGAAGCTCGGTGTGAGTACTGCGACTTGCGTCAAAGTACTCATAGATATGCTCGTGGAACAGGTATTTTACCAAGTCCACGGACACTCTATCCGATGCTTCCTTCATATCGAGTGTGCACCACTCTCGAGTCTTAGAACCCTCGAGAGCAAGCGCACCATTAACTGTCTGGTCTGTGAAATTCACACGACCTTTGGTCAATGGATGAGCTTCAATTAGGTCGACGATTTTCGTCATCTGACCTTGTTGAATCCACTGGTTTTCCAGTGGCTCACACGATATGAGGCGTGGTCCTCGACTGTCCTTTGGTACAGCGACCAGCTTGGCTGAGCCGCTATCTACCTCTGGTAAGTCTTGGATTACATCGAGACGATCGGACAGATGCGTATAATTAAAGAAGAAGTATTCCGTAAACGGGTACTTCTTCTCCAACTTGGCATTTATCCTTGAGAAGTGGGTCTTTTCCCACATCGTCTCGCCCGTCGATACTACACCTGGACCATGTTTTGGATGAATATTCACCAAGTCAAGGTCATAGGTTATAAGGCGGACCAGTTTCCTGGCCTGCTGTAGTACGATAAGGGAGTCGTCATCTAGCGCACCAATGTCCACGGTGCATTCGTTGTCAACTTCCACGAACGATTGGACAGCATTAGCAACTGTCCTTTCGTTGTACGGCAACTCTAGTTTGTAAAACATAAACAAGAGTTGTCTCAAGTATCCGAGTACCACTGGACACGCATCGCTGCGTTCCAGTCCATCGGAGTCGAACACGCGACTGATCAGATTACCTAATAAAACGGGAATCTGAGACCCTTTTCTCAATTTTAAGAACGGGGTTTGCAGTTGCTCCCCTGTCGATAAGGCCTGGTCAATGGCCTTACCTAACCGGGGGAGAGTCTTCGTTAAAAACGATAGACCCTCTGAGCGGAAGCGTTTCTCCATTTTATTGGCGTCACGCAACCTCTCGACTCTAGGTACTTGTGCAGAACTCGTCACATCACTGTGAGAAGTTATGAAGAGAGTGAAGTAAAACTCACTCCGGCTATTATTGTTTTCCATATTGGTAAAACGTCCTAGCTCCAACATGACCCTCCACAGTACGGGTTGGTATTACGGAGGCTCTCTATATGCGCATCGGACACCTGTCCTAAACCATATAAAGAGCGTTCTGATGTCCCCTACGGCTCACCATTGAGTACCTTGGTTAGGTACCCGGTGGTGTTGACAAGCTTACAAATCCGCCCAACGGCGGCTGTAATATTGTCAGTCGTAACGGCTGTGCCCACTGGTCTATCTATTACTAGATAGGCGCTGTATCCGACTAGACCTTCGTCTTCGTCGTCTGCAGACGCATCAATGCGCACAAGATGGCGTTTTCGCGAGATCCCGTTCTTGGACGATGAAGATGTAGAAACCTTCAACGTTTGAGGATTGGAATTAGCGAGAGCTGCCACGGCTCGAACACTCCCACCAGAGTCCATGGAGATAAGATCATAACTGATCGAACCTTCAGTGGTCGCTGGGAGCGCCTCCGCATCTCCATCTAAGGAGACAGTATCGGGTAATGCCATTGCTACTTCGGTAGTTTGGTGTTACTCCTCTTGACGTTTGCGCCTACTAAGGCAGCGGATAAAACCGCTTCCCTCGCACTAAGGCCACTGGTTTCCCAGACGGCCCTCATGTTGGGGAGCATCGTCCTTCTTTCGTAAAACGTACCGCTGACATCGACATACAATCGCTCTTCACCCAGTTTAGTTACTGTGGTTGGAGTGAACGTACGTTCCATGCCTTTGGCATATTGTCTTACGCGGACAGCGTTCTTGACTGAGGAACAAAAGTCAATTAGCTTGACCGTAGTACCAAGGTTATCAACAGAGAAGGACTCTAACGCATTGGACACATTGACAAACCAGTCAATGATGAAGCTAAACGGGATCGCATTCCAGATTATGGAAGGGTCCGACCTAACTCCTAAAACGTCCATTAGCGCGTCGAGCTCACTGATGCCCTGATCCAGTCCATCTAACGTGTAGATATATTTGCACGTTGCATGATAGATTGGTTGCAATGTCCAGTCGATCTGACGTCGGTACCAGACAGAGACGTCCTTACCTGAATAGGTAATTGGGCTCTCCTGGTGCTCGACATCGTTCGGCGAGGCATATTCGCTAAGGGTGCGAACATACCGCCCGATGTTGACCTGATTGGCACGTCGTTTCAAGTGTCGAAGGTTTGACCTATACTCGGCCAAACCTTTGTATATCTTCACGATGTCACCCAGAAATGGGTCCACCGCGAATTCCTTGAACAGAAGCAGCTGAGATACCTCACGGTACGGCAAGTTTTTATCCTTGCCACTCAGCCGACCTAAGAACTTCTTCAGGCGCCCTAACAGGGGGCCAGCGTCTCTCTTAAAGAGATACTTGAAGTCCTTCAACTCGAGTAGAAAGTTGACGAGAGAAACGCCTTGGTTCATGCTTGGTAGCATGGACGATAGCGCCTTCACGTCAAGATCGGACCAAGTTTGGTCCGATATTCCCAGATCCAGTGTATCAATGCAGTCATCAACTGACAACTGCGGATTCACAGGGTTGTTGGCACCAAGTGCCACCAATGGGAAGATCTCAAAGTAGTTACCTTCAACGGGGGGGAGCATTAGCTCATCCCCGGGAGGGTAGTACGTCGAGGTCCACTTATCTACCAACACCTTTATGTGCTTTACCGGACGATATCGCCCGTTGGAGCCTTTATGAGTGTTGATGCTCTCGTACTTTTGTACGAAGCTACCAGTTGCTTGCGTATACGATTTACTCGTGTACGCACCGGTAGGAACATACCTGCATCGGAAGATGTGGTTGTGTCCAGCCTTTTCGGTTG